TCCAACTTGCCGTCAAGCAAGTGCTGAGCACTAAGTTGCTGGAACTTAGCGATTTCTTTTGCAGAAGCTAAGCTCTTATCTGCACTTATCGTCATCTGCTTTGCGATCTCTACTGAGATCTTTGCTTGCTGATTAATTCGAGCCAGGCTTTCTATCTTCTTCTGTGTATCCTCAATCTCCTCCGCTTGCAGCCATAATAACTCAATCTGAAGACTAATCTTCTGCACCTGGAACCTTACTGCTTGCCGCTCCAGTTCGGCCTTCGCAACCATCTGTTTGATGGACTGCTGTGTAACTTTGAACTCAAGCTCTGCCTGTTTCTTCCTGTTTTTAGCAATTTTATTGATTATGTTGCGCTGCTTGTTGTAGAACCCGTCAATGCGTTGAAGATTTGCAAGCTGACGCTGCAGCCTGGATTCTTCAAGCTTTAATGCACTTAACTCAGACTTATTTCGAGCTTGCGTTACCGCAAATACGCTCTGAGCAGCTTGAGCCTGCAGGTTAAAGATTTGAATCTGACCTTCCAGAAGAGTGGTTTGTGCTTGGATCGCCCCTTGAGCTATTTTGTGTTGCTCAGTTTTTTCTTTCAGTATTTCTTTTTGAGCTAGAAGATCTATATTTTGTTCTTTAATAGCAAACGCATCGTTAATTCTTAACTGTTCTATTCTAGCAAGAGCTTTTTCGCCGTCTATTAGTTTTTGCAGCACGCTATCCTCAACCCCTGCGTGTTCTGTTCTAATAGCCAAAATCTTGTCTTGAGTTTCAAATTCGAGCTTCTTCAGGTCAACTGCTTTTTCTATTCCTGCATTTGTTAACTTTTCAGCAGCAGTCTTGCCTTTAGTTCGAGTCTTCTCAAGGTCGTAAAGCTCTTTGCTGCGAATAACTTCAGTTTGTACTTGGTCTACCTTTTCTTTCGCTAGGGCCAAACGTTTTTCTTCTTCTTCAGAAATGCCTTTAGTATTTTTTTGAACTTCTTCCAAAGCTGTGGCATAAGCCACAAGTGGACCACCGATACCCGGCACCAGACCCAAGAGCGTCTTGAAAAATTTTGTATTTGCTAATTCTTGAGCTTTTTGAATTACAACATTCATGCCTTTCGCTATTAACGAAACTGTTTTAAGAACAATGGACAAACCGGTTACTAAATCTTTAGCCACAAGCGAAACGAGGCCTGCTACGGTTGCAACAACCTCATCCCATGCGTTCGAAAGCACATTTAAATTGTTAGTGATATCGCTGACCGAGTCTGGAGTTAGGCGAGTCTGCTTGTAAACCTCATTCGCTGCAACAGAAACTGCCGCCTGAGCATTACCCGCTTCAACTAACTGACGCACCAACGTTCTTGTCTCTTCAGTCACCGTGATGAAACTATCCGCCAAGGCGTCCATGCTTAACGAGTTAATTGCATTACCTACATCCTTGAAACGAGTAATAAGTTCTTCGGCTTTGCCTATAACTGCCGATAACCCAATCTGAAGGCCCATTGCGGCCTGCCCTGCTAAACCAAACGCTCCAGCTAACGCAGTGCCGAGACCGCCACCAATAACTTGTCCCGCTCCACCGCCAAACAACAGCGGGAATCCTGTACCAAGTCCAAATTGACCTGCTGTCTCTAATGCACTAGGTTTTCCGGCTTTACCTTTTTGCGCTCCTCTACTAAGAGCTGGACGCGGCGATGATTTTCGCAGCTTGCTTTCTCTCTCCATAAGCACAATTCTTTCTTTAAGGATTTGATTGGCCTTTGTTTGAACTTTATTTTCTGCCTTTTGAACAGATACCGACTGCTTTACAGTATTTGCTACTTTCTCACTCGCAGTGCTGTATCGCTCCAGTGATTGCACGCTTTGGCTAAACTTGGAGTTAATTCGGCCAACTTGTTTGTCTACAAGAGTTAATTGCTCTCTTAACTTATTTAGTCTACCAACGCCTTTTACGCCAATCTGGATCTCGGTCTTATAAGCCACGAAGGTCCACTACGACAATATCCCCATATTAACGGACTCGACGCTTCGCGTCCTGATACGCCTTCTCCTCTTGCTCCGCTCGATACGTGAAATATGCGTGCCAGCCAAACATCTCTTCTTGCCCCATTCGGGCGCGAAGCTCACCAAGCGTCATCTTCAGCTCTGCCGCTAGGAAGAACTGAAATTGCAGAGAAGGATCCTTCTTGATCTCACTCTGCAGTGCTTTTCATGTCGCTTTCGGTGTCCTCGCTGTCGTCCGAAAGAACAGCAAGCATTAAAACTTGCAGATCCTTATCCTTGACCTCGTTCTTCAGGACATCGATTTCGCCAAACTTAAATAAAGGCTGACCAGTCTCGTCCTTAGCTTTATTGATCAGCAGCTGGAGCGCAAAAGCTGTTGCATCATCAGACTTTGCTTGCTTCTGAGCACGCTCACGTTCTGCCATCGTCAGCGGTGCTACCCACATCTCAAATACTGAACCATCTGAAAGTTCAACTTCCTTTTTGGCAGGTTCTAGATTCGCGGCTTTGCGTAAACGGTCAATTGCGCGAAGAGCTGCAGCCATTTCAATGATTGTTTTATAGCTTTAGTGTAGCAGTTGAAAACAAAAAATAAAAAACCCCGGCGAACCGGGGCGTTATATTCTCCGAATAATCGACTATCAGGACTTGCTGAGGTCGAAAGTAGGAGCAGCACTAGGACGGAAAGCGATTTCTACGCTTTGTCCATCGTCTGGGTTCACGTTCAAGCTGGCTGAAGTCAAGATGACTGGAACCTCAATTGAACGGCTTGTTGTGTCGTCTGGCGTTCCAGAAGCCAAAATGCGGTCGATGTAAAGCTTCATCGTCGCACCGTTTTGCTCACGCTTGATCACGTCTTCAATCAGACGGCTGGATAGCGTGGTGTCGTCATCGGTCGTGTAAACCGTGGCAGAACCCGATCCATCAGCAAATCCAGGGATATAAGCCCGGAAAGGTGCTGTGCCAGAAACCGTTTGACCAATAGTGGTCACATCGATTTCAGAACGAGTGATTTCAAAGCTCCACTCTCGGACCTGACCGACTGACTCTGCAGCTGTGTAGCTGATACTTGCCGTTCCAGTGCCAAACGCTGTTGGTGCGGCAGAAGCAGATAAAGCTGCACCACCTGCTGTTGAACTGACGGTCATAACGCCAGTTGCTTCAACGTAAGTCTTGACAAAGACATTGCCTGCAGCAATCGCTCCGGTGGTGCCCGCACCAGATGGATATGCAAGAGTTACTGGGTCGTTAACTTTGAAGCCCAGGAAAGTGCCAACAGTGATGTCACTGCCACTGGCAGGGAAAGCACCAACTGCCAACGTGGTAACTGATGTACCGGCTGGCTTGTAATACAGGGCGCCGGAGGTGCCCGAAAGGACGGTGGCCATAGGGAAAACCTATTTGTTTTGGGTGTACGCGGGCACAGCCCGGCTATTAACAGTTTAGCTCAAGCCTTCAATTAAGAAATCACCTGGACTACAAAGCTGGTATCAATTCTAGAGATGAAAAATGGAGTAAGTGCTAACCGAGATTCAGTAGCGCCAGTCCCAGTGCCAAAACTTGGGCCATTCAACGCTCCAGTGCGAATGTAAATACCACTGCTTGCCTTGGCCTGATTGCTCAGTGCCTGCAAAGTTGTGACCGCTGTATTGATCAATGTTTGATTACGGGCAGGGCCTTTACCTTTCTCTGTGTACGCACGAATGACAATGGTGCCCCTGATGTAATCACTTTGTGTCGTCAGCGTTGTTTCGGTCGTCAGGCCAAATTGCAGGTTGACAAGAATAAATTCAGTCTCAGCATCGGAAACTGTATTAAACGTGTTGTCGAAATAAACCGGGACAGCAGGGCTTAATGCGCCGTATGCCGTGTAAAGGTCTGACTCAAATTCAGCTCGAATGCCTTGATAATTCATCGTCTAAATCCTTTGAAACCTTTGCTATAAGCGCGTTTTACTGCCTCATCAGCGTTGCCGCTACCTTGATAGTGAGAAAACCAGTCCAGTGGTGCGCTACTGGAATTGCCAGCTCCCGGTCCAGTAGGCCCAGCGGCAGAAAGATTTCCTCTCTTGGCACCAACGGGTCTAACACCATATTTACGATCAAATTTAGTCGAAGCCCCAGCCTTTATGGAAGGAAGCTTGCCTGGAACGTATGGCGCTAGATCGGTCGCTTGGTCGGCATAACTCGCGGAATTGCCAACCGTAAATAGCCTTTTCGCTCCAGATCCCCCAAACACCTTGTTGAAAAGTGCTGTTGCAGACTGGATACCACTGATTTCTGGCGCTTGAACAGGCATCGCTTGCCCAGGAGTACCTTGACCACCAGCTTTTGTGCCGTCTGGTGTTTCGATAAACCAGGAGTTTCTAAACTTTCCGGTCCATGCAGGGCTTAAATCCTGCAGGTCTTTGACGATTTCTTCCGCAGCCCTCGCACGACCATTAAAAGTCAAATTAACCGCTAATCGATCAAGATCTTGGAGCAATTCCTTTAAGTCGTTTTTAGCCATTACTGCGGCCTCAAAATTAAGTTGTGCATGACTGCCTCATCGCCACGATAAGATTCCACCTCAACAATTCGACCTTCACGCGTTGCCCCAGCTTCCGTGTAACGCACTCGGTCACGAACGTTTGGATAATAATTACCTAGCTCGTCATTGCCAATAATGACCTTAATATCGTTAGTCTGATAGTCACCATTAAGCTCTTTTGGGTTTAACTTCAAGATCACTCCCTTTAGTGCAACACTGGTTTCTGTGCCACTAATTGTTCCAGTTGCTGGGTCGTAAACCTCAGATGCTGCAGCTTTGACATAGGTCATGTCCAAACCCCACTGCTTCAACAGCGTTGCCGGAATCTGACCAAAAACATCATCAATAAGTGCCATTTCAACCCCTCACCATACGAACTTGATAAGAGCCAGAACCTCCAAGGCAATAAGCACCAAGATAAGACTGCAGCCAAGGGTAAATGTCGAATACGTTATTGACAGTTCCAGTAGCTTGGCTAGAAGTGTTGTACTTGACTTTGAGGTCTCCGAGTTCGACTTCTTCGTATAACCCCGTATCGCCGGTATTCCCTGTAATCGAGTCCGTGTCATTTGCTAATGCACGCGCAAGTTCGTAAGTAGCGTACTTAATGTCTGCAGGAATAACACTGCAAGTTAACTCAACTCGATCAACGTGATAATTATTGCGAGGCCAGCTCAAAGCTTGGTTTGAATCGCAACGATCACCATAAAAATTCAATGTATCGATCCAACGTGTCGCTGAGATCAACGCACGGTTTTTGTTGTCGTCTTGCTTGTTGTCCCACTGCGTTGAGCTTGGAACGGTTTCAAAATACGCATCTGCCTCTGCCAACGTCACATAGCTGTTGGCTGTTGCGCTTTTGAGTGTGGCGTTGATCGTGGCAGCCATAAGGCAATAATAAGGTGGCCCCACCTAATGGTAGGGCCTTTGCTCTGATCAAGATCAGATGGTGCTGGTATCCAGCGGAGAGTTGACAGTCAACTGAACCATAGGGATCAGATCGATGTCATAAGTGGCAGCCCACTTGTTAGCGGTAGCCAGATGAGCGTTGGTGGGGTTGTCACCAGCGTCAGACCACTTAGTACCCATCACGTGATAGGTGCTGTGGTAATCCACAGAAAGCACATCTTGCTTCGAGAGGATGTTGCGATCAGCTTCAATCCGAAGCTCCTGCTGCACACCTTCAAGGATGGTGCCTGACTTAATCAGGTAGCAATAGAACTCACGTTGATGACCACCAGTGCCAGGGGCAACAGTGTTCACTGCAGTGTCAGTAACAACTCGCATTCCTGCGAACTCACCAACTTCGCGAGCGCCAATGCCTACGCCACCACCACCCCAAGTCACTGAGCCAGAAGTGGCGAGTGCTGAAGTAGAGAAGGTCAGCATTCCTACCTGATACAGGTAGTAAGCAACGGAAGGGTGAACAATCAGAGTGTCCAACTCTTCACCACGTTCTCCAAGCTTGGAGCGTGCTTCAGCAACCATGGTTGCACTGAGGAAGTTGGCTTCGGTTGCGCCAGAAGCAGCAGCCTTACCTTTGTCCAGTGCGTTGGCAGAAAGAGCAGTGCCGAACAAACCAGCAAGCTGTGAGAACAGGCGTCCGCTGTTCAGCTTGTTGATTGCATCAGCCAACTGATTGCGGATGTGAAGCATTGGATCTTCACCAGCAGCCAAAACTGCAATGTCATCTACGGCATACGCGAAACCGCGATGGCAGATGGTTGCAATCTGGGTGCCAGTGCCAATTTTTTGTGGCGTCAGGAAACCAGCAGAGCCGGTACCCCAAGTTGCTGTTCCGTCCAGAATTTCTTCTGTTGGAGATACAGGATTGAACTCAGGAACTTGAATGCGAGTACCGCCGGAGCGGGAATCAAGCAGTGAGTTACGGACAACAGCGCCAGACTTGATAAACAAGCTGCGCTCTTTGATGGCCTCAGACACATAAGTGCTGAGATTATTCCTCTTGACGATGTCCGCTAGTAGGACACCGCCGGAATAATTCTGAAATGGAGCAGCCATTTCTTATTCAGGGATAATGTTTGCGGAGGTTCAAGTCACGGACTTGAGATGGTGTCCCACTGGGACTACTTACCGGCCTCTCTCCTGAGCACAGCTGCAAGATCAGGGTCGGAAGCATCCAAAGCCATTTGCTTTGTTAAGTTAATACTACCCTCTAGCCAAGGATTTGCGATGCCTGCAGCACCTGCAGTCCCTGTTGAAGGCTTAGCTCCCATCCCAGCTTGAGTGCTTGGCTTGAAGTGATGTTCAAAGCCAGAGCCAGGATTTTTTAGCTTGGCTAAGTAAACACCTAGGTCTTGCTCAACGCCACCGTCAAGAACTTTGACGCTGCCATCTTCAGATTTCTTAAGACCGTTCTGCACTAATTGCAGCATCTGTTGAGCATTGATTGCTCCAGCCTGACTAATTGCAGACAAAGCAGACGTTTGCATCGCTGCAGTTTCGTTTGAAACCCGAAGCTCTTGCAATTGACGCTCTAGATCCGCAATTTGTTGTTGCTTATCTTGAGCGGTCTTGTTGGCTTCTTCCCAAAGGTCTTTCCATTGGCCTTGGTCTTCAAGCGTTTTTCTGCGTTGATCGTCTTGTTTTTTGTAAACATCATCAAGCTTGCCTTTGACGCCTTGGAACTTTTCCTCGGCTTCGTTGGCACGCAGTTTTAACGCTTGAATCTGTTGCTCATACGCTGAAACGTCTACAGCGGGAGTTGAAGTCGCAGTCTCAGCCACGGGCTGTTCAGAAGGCGCCACGGGCGTCTCCTGGATGACTTGTTCTTCCATTGTGAAAAGTAATTTACTCTTCTACTTTACTGCTTTTAGCTTTTTTAGTTTCTTTCTTCGCAGCAGACGCTGAAGATCCCTCTTTTTTGGGAGGATTGATCTCTTCAAAACGAAGTCCCATGAGAATAAGAGCTGTTATGCCCCTACTGTACCTCTATCGATTGATCCTGCGCTTCAGCTGATGTAGGCAGGATTTCACCCTGTACCAACATGTCGCGGAACTCTTCTCGATCAATAATGTTGTCTTGGAATAGCTGAGCCATCGCCGTAATGTCTTGACCAATAAGACGCTGAAGGTCAAAGTCACGGCTAATCTTCACTTCAGGCGGCTCAATACCCAAATAATTAGCAGCCAGGTTATAAGCCTTTTGCAAGCCTGACTCCAGGTCCATAGAAACCATCGACAACATTGAATTTGTGTCGATACGGTCTAACCGTCGTGCGTCAGCTGATTCAGCTACGAATTTTTGTTGGCTAAGCGTGCTGATGCCCAACGTCGCCATTTGTTGCTGTAACTCTTGGATCTCCGCAGATTGCGCTTCAAAAGCACTAGCGGCAGGCTCCACGTAATAGACCTTGTTTCCCGGCTGTGTCGCCATCGCATAATTCACACCTACCGCCATATCCTTAGTTTGATCGTCCCAACCCTCAAGCACCAGCATCGGTTGTGATGCGATATGCAAACTATGAATTAAGTCAGCTTGGCGCTGAAAATGAGCAAGGTTGAGATGAGCAATGTCCAATAACGGTGGACGGCTTGTCAGCGTGTCCGTCTTGTTCGCGTATATCGTGACCAGGGGGACTTGATCAAGTGAATACGGCCCAGATTCAACAAGCTCAAACTCCGCCGTAGCGTCTGATTGGTCAAACGAAGAGGGGTATGGGAAATTCCCTTGCATCGCTTTCTTTTGCTCTTCTTGCCGATAGACGCGATAACGACCTGGCTCAATGACACGAATTTGGTCATACACCTTTTCTCCGAACTCACCATCTGGGACAACAGCCTTTTCGCCAATACGCACTTGCGTCAGGTTGCCGTAATTTGATTCACGATCCAAACGCCAGCCATACACTTTGGTTGGATCAACCTCAATCCAATATGGACGACGGTTTAATGCACGCTCTTCTGCAAGGCTTCGGGCTTCTGTTGGAGCGGGAAAGTCAACCAACGTATGGCAATGGCCATAAGTTAATGAACAGATCACCAGACGACGTGCATACTCATCCAGATCTGAACCGCAGCCATCAACGTCTTTGTTGAAGACTTCTGTCCAATATGGATCGCCAACAATATTGATTGGTTTACGCAGAATCAAGCCTGCTGCCGCTCGAATCAAACGTTGGGTATAAGGCGTGAAGACAGCACGATTTACACGCGCTAGGTATGCGGAATAGTCTTCGCGGGGCTCTAACGGTAGGAATGCTTCGCTGTTATCACGTAAATACTCGGTGCCGGACACCACGGCTTTCATGATCTCCCAGCCCTTCATTTGATCGATCACCGCTCGGGTGCGAACAAATGGGCTGTCAACTGATCCTAAATAGGAAGAGCTGACAAGATGTGTCCTGACTGAGCCGGGAACGGAATAAGTCATGTCACCATTTTACCTTGTTAGCCCAATATGCGGCACTCATTTTGCCTTTTGCGATGTTTTTGGCGTGCCTTGCCTTAAAGCTAGCTCTTTTGTCTTTCATTGCTTGGCTTTCCCCTGCTTTTGGCTTACCCGCAGTCTTTGCACCTTGCTCGCCAAAACGAATAAGTTTTACTTTGTCGCCTTCTTTTGCTAAAACAACATGACTTTTTTCAGGGTGATCTGAAGTTCTTTTAGGTTTGTTAAAACCGCTTACGCCGTAACGCTCAAATCGCGGGTCTTTCTTGGCCATTATTAATTACTTTTTGCCTTTTTTGGGCTGCTTTTTAGCGGTCTTAGCAGCTTTTTTGAAGTCTTTTGCGGTTGGTGCGCCAGGATCACCCGCTTTTCTCATCTTTTCGCCAGATCCAGCCGCAATTCGCTTCTTTTTAGCTGCAATATTTGCGTACAGCCCTTTTTTCTTCTTAGCAGGACGCCCCTTCTTGCTTCCATAAGTTCCGCGACCTTGGGGCATGACGAGGGCTGACTTTGGCCTAGTCTAGCCCTTCGTGCCAATCAACAACAGTCTTGAAGTGCCCAAAATGCGGGAGCAGCAGCCGCGTCATCTCCATCAACAAGAAAAAGCCAGAAGAAATCCGTCGTTACAGGAAATGCACCGCCTGTGACCACAAGTTTGTGACCACCCAAGGCCCTGAAGAGATCGCACAAAGGAAGCAAGTTCTTTATCGCAAGGGCGAAGACCAGCAAAATTCAAAACTCACAGAAGATACCGTGCGTGAAATGCGTGAATTTGCCGCTGGTGGCGCTAGCTCATTTGACTGTGCTCTTGCCTTTGATGTAGCGCAATCAACTGCATATAAAGCAATCGTTGGACGGTCTTGGCAACACGTCCAATAACAACCTCAATACAACCGATAAGACGTAGCGCCCATCGTCTCCGGTTTTGCCAAATTAAATTGTTGTAAAACTAAATAACCGAACGCATCAAAGGCGTGGTCAACTCCTAAATTCTTATTTGGTAGCCCTGTCCCAGGCGCATAAGTCAGTGTTCGCAACGACTTAATTAAGTTCTTACACCTCGGATGTACCACCGTCCTTCGCGTCCCAGCAGCATCAAGTAATGCAGTGTTAACGGCTGTGATCTTGTCGCGAATCTTCCATGCTCCCCGTGGTGATTGAACCGTAAATCCACTGCGACGCAAAATTGCATGGTCCGTTACTCCAATTCCACTTGTCTTTCTTGCTCCGCCCGTAGGGTCTGGACACGCAATAATTCTTCGATCCACACCGTATCTACGTGTAACTTCCTCGGCAAAATCCCAGGTTGTTGCACCGCCAGTCAACATAATCTCGTCAAATACATATAACGTCTCGCCATCCTTGACCGCGCAAATACCACTCATCGGATCAACGTTAAAGTCAACCCCTAAAAGCAATGGCTGGATACTTATATCCTTAGCCTCTTGAGAGATGTTCTCATCACTAAAGCTGACTGCTACAAGACCGCTTAAATTCTCGAAACTTGCCTCGAATTCTTGCCGAAACGTTCGAGCATCAAGTTGTGCTCTAGCTGCCTCGACCTCATGCTTACTGACGTTGCCGCCGTCAATTGTCGTATAACTCCATCGCTCCCATTCCCTCGTAGGGTCTTCCTCCACATAACACCACAAGTCATAAAACCAACTAGCTGTTCCGTCTGGTGTTGAAATAAATAATGCCCAACCCTCCTTATCTGCTAAAGCAGGTCGAATTACCTCAAACCACACCTCTGGATCCATAAAAGCAGCCTCATCTAATACCACCCCAGATAAACTGCGGCCCCTTAGCGCCATTGCATTCTCTGTTCCCTTTAACTCGATCGTGGATCCATTGATCAATTCGATCCGTAAGTCAGTCTCGTTCTTACTCTGGATCCATACCTTCGGTACAAGCTTCTTTAATGCTCGCCATGCAATATCCTTTGCCATCCGATAAGTTGGCGCACAATAAAAAAATGTCTCCCCAGGTCGATTGATCGCTCCACGCACCAATTCAACGCAAGATAAGTACGATTTGCCGAAACGACGACCTGCTACTAAAACTCTGAAGCGTTTTTCGCACGAAAATACTTGGCCTTGAGCCCATCGAAGCTCTATTGGTGCGGTTTTTTGACTCATAAATGCCACATTACACAGATTCTTGACCCCTGCCCCCCTCAATAGGGGCTAGAAGCCTTTCTACCAGTTAAGATCTTGGAAAAGGTCGTATCAAGCATGACTCAAGACGAACGCCGTACCACAAATGCAAAAGAAGATCGTGTGCGGCGTTTATATCGTCGGCAGTTAGAGGG